AGTATATTTTTAGTATATTTTAAGCATAGTTGTATTATAATTCACTTATTATGAAACACACTTACACAGTACCTATTACTCAGGACAACTTGCACTATCTAATGCAAGACCTAGTAAGGGGAGACGAAATAGTCTTGATGAGTATCAAGCTTCTAGGTAAGAATGTTAAAGAAGCCCTAAGAAACTTTGGCTCTCTTAGCACAAAGGCTAAGGTCTATACAGCAGCAGGATTAAGAGTGGATAGGACACTTATAAAGAGAGAGTTTAAGCCCCCTGAGCCAGCTCCTCGTTTCTCTGTGGCTGATATGGATTACATACTTCCTTTTACTGAGCCTAGATTTGATTATATGAATAACAAATAGAAAATCAATTCTAAGGGGTCTAGGAGGCTCTAGGTTAAACGAAAGGGTTACTAGAGGTATAATCTATCGTCTAAAAGCGTTCGTTGATTGTAGAAGCTCCTAGACCCCTTTATGAATGAAATGGGAGAAAGCACTTAGCCTCTCCCTTAACTTTACTATATAAACTTCCTAAACTTTGTTCTTTCTCTCTTACTCATATTAAGCTCAGCTAAGTATTCATCAAGTAGCTTGTTATCAATGCGTTCTTGATAATTCCTTAGGAGCTTCTTAGGGTCAGCTCCAACTTGCTTTTGCCAATAAGCTACTGCCATAGCTAGTGCATCAAGGCGGTCATCGTGCCTTAAAGAGCCTCTGTCTTTTGTTATATGAGTGAGTTGATAGAATAGACTATACACAAACCTACTGTCATCATAAGAGCCATCAAGAAATGGCTTTAAATCTTCCTTTACAGCCTTATAGTCAAAGACAAGCTTATGAGCGTTTAGGACTGGCTCAAGGGTGTCTATGATACGTTTCTCTTTTTGGGTTGAGTGGGATACCTCTGAGACAGCACATTGATAGATAGTATTTAACACAGGCTTAAGAAGCTCTACATACATACCATCTCCAAAGTTACTCTCTACTAATATCTCATTTACATTGTTCTCTTTAGCTATTGTTGCTAGCTTTATTAGTGTCTCTTCACTGTAACCACCTGTAAGACCACCACAAGCTGTAACGAATAGCCTTCCGTGTAGATGCTTAACTACTGCATATCCTGTTTCGTCTCCACCTCTACCACTAGGGTCAATAGCCATTACTGAGCCTGTGTAGGGAGCATATTCACTATCACAAAACATTGGATAAAACCACCTATCCCCCTCAAAGCCAACGTTAGGTAGCTCTCTTATTATTTGCTCTTTAGCACTACCATAGCTAAGGTTAATAGGTGCTTTATCGTAAGGTAGGTTAGTAACTACTAAATCCCCTGTCTTAAGAGGGTATCTCTCACTATCACTTAAGCTAGTATCTAGCATATATTGAAGAGCGTATCCACTTCTACCATAAGAGAGCTTACGCTCATTTAGGTCATCTCTTGTAAATCTCTTAGGGTCTGTTGGAGTTCCTGCTGGCTCTCCTCTTTCTATCATCTCTTCAATGCTAGGAGCTAATGCACCATTATAGGTATCTTTTTGAGGTATCTCAGCAGTCCAAACCCTGCAATGAAACCCAGTAGCTCGTAACTTATTATAGATACTCTCTTCAGTTTGTGGAGTACCTAGATAGATTATTTGAGACGTCTCTTTAGGTGTTAAGATAGCCTCAAACTCTTTTACAGCTTTAAGTAGCTTCTCTCTTAGGTCTGCTGTGGCTGAGTTGTTAGGCACTTCGACGTCATCTGCGATTATGTAGTCAGCACGTGAGCCTGTAAGCATTGATGTTATGCCTAATGACTTGACGCTCGGAGCGTGACTAGCTAATGCAGGGGCTACATCGAAGGCTACTTTAGATTGCCTTTGGTCGCTTGTAGGGATTAGGTGTTGAAGCAGTGGTAGCTCACATATCAATCTTTGTGTAAATACACTAAAGTCATCAGCCCTTTGTTTAGAGGCTGAGACAACTAATACCTTAGCTTGTGGGTCACGTAGTAGTAACCAACACACAAAGCTAGAGGTAATCCAAGACTTACCAATACCTCTAAAGCCTTCTATAATCTTTCTCTTTATATCAGGCTCTTGAAGGTAGTCAGCTATTTGAAACTGCACTGGAGTTGGATTAGGTAGGTTAAGGTGCTTCCACACTATAAAGAGAAACTGCTTAAAGTCTCCCTTTATACGTTCAATATCACTCTCCATCCACTATCTCCTCAGGCTCTGCTATGATTTCTCCATATTTGTTTAGCTTAGGTAGTCTTGGCATATTCTGTGCTAACTCTGCAAGAAACTCATTAGGGTCTTTAGCAACGTCAAGGTCTCTTAAGGTAAAGCCATTATCCTTTAGGAGTGTTATGGCGTTCCTTATGTCCTTGCTGTCTGCTTCGCCTCTCTTTAGCTTATCAATGGTATCTTTTAGAGTTAGCTCCATTATGTCTATGAATAGACCTTGTATTCTCTCTTTTGCTTCATTCATACTGCTTTTGCTCTCCTTATCCATCCTCTTTCGTTTATAGCAAGGCTAGGGTTTTTCTCAATAAGTGATTGATAATAGGCAACTTCTAGTCTATCATAACCCAAGTCAAAGGCTAGCGTATCATAGTCATTTATAGCCTTTATAGTCTTTTCTCCTATGACACCATCAACACTTACCCCTACTAGCTTTTGAGCTGCTTTTATAGCGTTATGATGACCTGCATTAACACCAAAGATAAACATCTCGTTTGCCTTTATGTTGTCATTGATGTAGTCTAGCTTCATAACGTCCCAAAACTCACTCTTATAAAACTTATAGACCTGTGCTTTTAGTTCTTCATCTTTTGATAAGATAACACTAGCTCTCTCTAGGTTTCCTGTGGCTTCTATGGCTTGGCTTACTTTATCCCAGCCTATCCAAGATGGGTGTTCGTATTTGTAGATACCGTAAAAGGTTATATCTTTTTCTTTAGGGTTCTTATGGAGTATATTAGAAGGGGAGTTAAACTCTAAGGTCTCTAAGAGCGCCATAGCTTCTTTAAAGTTAGACATTAGCTCTCTCCTTAAACTTTACTCTCTCTTTATGCTCCCCTTTCTTACCAAGATTAAAGCTCTCTATTGGTCTGTGATAACCCATAACCCTAGTATAGATAACACACCTTGTTCTCTTACTATCATCTAGTTTAACCATTTATCATCATCCTCCTCAATGCTTCTTCTTTGTCTAACCATTGGTGGTACTACTGCTTGATAAGAGATGTTACTACCTTGATTAAACCTGACTTCTTTACAGCAATCGTGAATACTATCTGTCTTTGTTTTGATGTCCTTTAGGTCACTTCTGATTTCACTATTTAAATCCCTTGAATAATCCAAAGCTTGTTTAAATAGCTCATTACTTACTCTTCCGTTTTCAGCTAGTTGGTGCATAGGCTCTTTAAGAGACTTAATGGTATATACACAAAACCCAACTAGCACAAAGACAACCAAGATTAATATACCCACAACCCCTAGCTTATCCGCTTTTAAAGCAAAGTCTAGGATTTGTCCTACATTATTGTCGCCCATCCCTGTTCCTTTCATAGTCTTTTATAGCCTCTAGCTGTTCTACACAGGACTTATAGCCTCCATAGACATCTATTAGCAATACCCCTGCATCGTTTTGATTAGTCACGTTTCTATCTGCAATAAGGGGAGCTTCAAGCAAGTAGCTTGGTATCTTGTCATACTTATTTACTACTTCCTGCTTGCTTTCGCAGCCCGTCAAGCACATAAGAAACACTGATGTCAAGAGCATTAGACATATCCTTTTTGTCCTCATTTTGCACCCTTTCTTTGACTTTACTAGCCTTTATTTCTATTATTTGTTTTTGCCTACTAACTTTTTCAATGGTATCAAGCTTAAGAGAGATGAGCCTATCTTGTTCGTTTATCTCATCTTTTAGCTTTTGGTTCATCTCATCGCTAGACTTTAGCCTCTCCTTTGTGACACTTAGCTCATTGTCTAGGCTTTGATACCTGTACCCAAGAAACAATGTAGTAAGTAGCAAGAAGCCACTAAGATATAAACTAGGACTTAGCACTTGTATCTCTCCCATATTTGATAATGTGATAGGCTCTTACGCTGTAATAGAAAAGCAGTATCTTCCATTTAGATACCCCTAAGAGTTCTAAGAGTTCCCTAAAGGTATCATCAGCTACTTTAAAATCACTATTGTTACCTAGCTTTATATAAAGTCTTAATGCATCATCTGTTAAGTAATCGTGTATCACAGAAGCTGTTAAATACTCAGGACTATAAGGCTCAAACATCCACCAAAATATTCTAGGGATACTTGCACCATCTGTTATGTAGCCCACAGGTA